CCATGCCGTCGCCTCTGGAAAAGATGGCGAACGCGACGAAGGGCGCAGAGCAGGCGTTCGACGACGGGAAGATGAAGGCCGAGGAATACAAGACGGCTCTCGAAAACATCAAGGAATTCATTCCCGAACTCGCGCAGGAAGCCAAGAAGCTCGACGAGATGACCAAGCTCGCGGCCAACTTCGCGAACGGCTTGAACTCGATCACGCCTGAGATGTTCCGCCTCGGTCAGATGGCCGTCAACGCCATCAACGAGAAATATACGAACTACGAGGCGCAGTACACTTCGCAGCGCGGGACTCCGCAAGGCGCTGAGATGGAACGCCTCGTCAAGGCGACGACGATCCTCGCCGAGCAGATGGGCGTCTCTGCCAAGGACTTGCTCACCGTGTTCTCGTATGAGACTAGCGGAACCCTCGATCCTTGGAAGGCAGGCCCTACGACTCAGTGGGGTCAGCACCGTGGCCTCATCCAGTGGGGCGAGCCGCAGGCGCAGAAGTATGGGGTCAATGCAAACACGTCCGTCGAAGATCAGATCATGGCGGCTGGCAAGTATTTGCAGGACGCTGGCGTCAAGGCTGGCGACGGCCTCTTGCAGATTTATGCCGCCATCAACGCGGGCAACGCCAAGAACATCAACGCCTCGGATGCGAACAACGGCGGCGCTCCCGGCACGGTTCTCGACAAGGTGAGCAATCAGATGGGCGGGCATCAAAGCCGCGCCGACGCTCTCCTCAAGACCTACGCTGGCGTCGTAAAGGATGGCGAGACCATCGCCGAAAACGAGAAGAAGGCCAACGAGGAGCGCAAGAAGGGCGAGGAGGCGACACAGAAGCGTCTCGCCGATGGGCAGTTCGAGCTTGAGCAGCAGAAGCTCAAGAACGACGGCAAGGAACGTGAAGCCGCCATTGCGCAGGCAGAGCGCGAGGCTCGGGCCGAGAACAAGAACATCACGGATCAGGAACTCGCCAAGGTCAAGGAACTGGCAGCGGCTCGCTATGACGCCGCCAACGCCTTGTCCAAGGATGAGGAATCCAAGAAGCGTTCGAAGGAACTGACCGAGGCAATTAACGGCCTCGAATCGCAGCGCAACGCGCTCCTCGAACAGCGCAAGGTCTATGAGGAGAAGGGCGACAAGGAAGGTCTCACGCGCACCGACGCCGAACTGGCCGGTGTGAATGCGAAGCTGACCGAGGCAATCGACAAGTCCATCGCATTCCATCAAGCCCTTGGCGGCGAGAAGGCTGCCGGGACGGTCGCGCAGTTGAACGCAACTAAGTTGGCGATTGCGAATGCGAACATGGAAGGGCAGAAGTTCGCCATGACGGCGACACAGATGTCTGACTCGATTTACCAGACGCTTGAGTCTGGCATCATCGGCATGTTCGACACCTTCGCGCAGGCCATCGCCAACGGTGAAAACGCCGTCGATGCCTTGTGGACTGCCTTCCGCAAGTTTGCTGCGGACTTCCTCTTGCAGATCGCGCAGATGATCATCAAGCAGACGTTGTTCAACTCCTTGCAGTCTTTCAGCAAGAGCTTGGGGGGAGGGCTTTTCAGCTTCGTGTCTATGCACTCTGGCGGCGTCGTCGGGGCGTCTGGCGTCGGCTCTGGCTCGCGCTCGATCTCCCCGGCTTGGTTCACCAATGCCGTCCGGTATCACACTGGCGGCATGGTCGGCCTCGCGCCCGACGAGGTGCCGATTGTCGCCCGCCAGGGCGAGGAGGTTCTGACCGAAACCGATCCGCGCCATCGCAACAACGGTGGCCTCGGCGGCGGTGGCGGCAACACGAAGGTTGTCAATATGTTTGACGCGCCTTCCTTCCTGTCCGAAGCTCTCAACAGCAAGGTCGGGGAAGAAGCGATTTTCAATTTCGTCCGTGCAAACCCTGCCGCATTCAAGCAGGCGCTCAACGGATAAGGAGAACAGCATGGCATACGCGCACGGCACGGCAAACGGTCATATCGACCTCTGGAACAAGTTCCTGTCGTTCATCACCACCAACGCCGATCTCGTGGCCGAGGGCGAGGAATGGGAGATCGCTTGGACCGCCAGCACCGCACAAAAGGATGGCGTCGTCCTCAAGGGACCGGGAGCCTCGGGCCTCGACTCGATCTATGTCAGCCTCAAGCGGTTCGACGCGCCTGCCACGGACATGAGCTATTTCGAGATCAGGGGCATGACCGGCATCCTCGCCGGGGCAGCCGACGTGAACTCTCATATCAACCAGTCCCCCATCGCCCGCTCCTTCTTCGACGTGAACGCCATGGAATACTGGTTCGTCGCCAATGGTCGCCGGTTCATCGTCCTCGCAAAGATGTCCACGGTCTATTCGATCCTCTATGGCGGCTTTTTCCTGCCCTACGCGAACCCGCTGGCCTATCCGTATCCCCTCCTCGTCGGAGCTTCTTCTCCCGATTGGTTGAGCGGCACGAATAACATCAACAACTGGCGCTCGCAGTCCACCTATCACCGGCATTTCATGTTCGGCTACATCAACACCGAAAGCGGCGCGAACCTCTCGCACCGCGCCTCGGGCTACATGCTGGACCCTTCGGGCGACTGGCTCAATATCGGCGACACCTCGGGATCGGCGAACATCGCTATGGCCCCTTGGGGCTTCTATCAGTATGACAACTACGACTCCTCGGACTGGCGTTCTACTTGGAACCACGACTATTCGTGGGATCAGCTTGGATACAACGACATGCGCTCGCGAATCGAGGAAAACGTAGGTGGGGGTTATTCCCTCGCGCCCTTTACGATGATACAGACAAAGCCGAATATACAAACATATGGAATCCTCGACGGCCTGTACTGCGCCCCCGGCGAAAACAACGCAGTCGAGAACACAGTGACGATCGATGGCGTCGATCACCTGATCGTGCAGAACGTATTCAGGACCGATGTCAACCAGTATTCGGCTCTCAGATTGGAGTGAACCGTGGCCTATCAGGAATACAGCATCACCACCCTCGACGATGTTCCCGCCTTGGTTCGTTCCTTCGCTGCCAATATGGGCTGGAACGTCGTCGGCGGCAATCTCAGGCACCCGAACTACGATGGGGCTGGCCCTGGCGGGCTGGCCTTCGAGATTTACACCGTCTCGAATGCCTTGAACCACGATCTGTTCTTCCGCTGCACCACCGACCCCTCCCGCTCGGCCCGTATCCGTGGGCCGATCTGGTCAACAACCGTCGCCCCGTTCTCGGGCTACAAGGTCGCGCCAACTAAGTTGTTCCTGATCGGCATGCTCGACCCCGAGCCTTACATCGCCGTCGTCGTCGAGTTTGGTTACAACCTCTATCGTCATCTCTATCTCGGCTACATGGAAAAGCAGGGAACCTATGGAGGCGGCTCTGTTCTCGGGGCATGCACTGGCGTCGAGGTCTCGGTCAACGGGACTCCGCATTTCAAAGACAAGAGATACCTGCACTATCTGTTCCAAGGGCATCAGCGGATGACCTCGGCGTCGGAAGGCGGCGGCGTCGAGGTGATCCAAGCCGACATCCCGAATCCGTGGCGCAATTTCCGCGACATCAACGCCGCGCCGATCTCGACGCTCATGCCGAACGTCAATGACAATACGTGCGCTTATGGCGGCTTCGGGGACGACCTTAACGACAACTACGTCTATAAGGGCAAGTCCTCCATCGCCGGGGCCAACGTCCTCGTGCCTATCAACTGCGCCGTGGTTCGCCACATTGGCACGGACTTCCGCCTCAAGCCCATCGGTATCCCGACTGGGGTCCGCATGATCAATATTCAGGAAATCGAGCCGCAAGCACAAATCGAAGTCGGCGGCGACAACTGGTATGTCTTCGCGGCGATCTCCAAGAATGCGGATGTCTATGGCAACCGTCGCCCGAATGAGGAAGGCGGCCGCTACCGCATCTCGGAATCCAGCTACTACCTCGGATACGCATATAGGGGATAAGCCATGGTAGCTTTCAGCGGGAGCTTCAATCCCGGCCTTCTGGTTTACCCCTACCCCGACGAGAACCCGAACTATCCTCCGCAGGTCGGCATGGTGCCAATCGGCCTGCGCGGGGCCATGGAGCCGGTGCAGCAGCGCGTCGGTGACTTTGATAACACGCAGCCCATCACGCAGTTAGGCAGGGCGCTGGCGGGCGATACGTGGCGCTCCTATTTCGAGGACTATTACAACCGCGTCTGGATGATCCCGACCACCGTCGATTTCGGGCCGATCACGGCCACGACCGGCAAGCAGGTCTATCTCTGGAACGCCCATCTGTACGACATCACCCTCGAACAGATCACGCCCCCCTCGGACACGAGCTTGAGCCTCGTCGGCCTCAACGTGCCGTCCGAGATCAACGCCCTCGGCGGAACCTATTATTATATCTATGCCGACATCAACGGGCAGCCGTCGATCAACGACGCCTTCACGTTCACGTTCGATCCCGTCGAGGTGGTCAGCCTGCCGATCCTCGGCATCCGCGCCCGCCTCTGGCCGTGGGTTCCGAACTGGGGCGAAGGCTTCGAGGTGACATACGAATTCCGCACCGAGATCATCACCTCTGACAACGGCAAGGAACAGCGCATCGCGACTCGCCAGTCGCCGCGCAAGTCGATGTCGTTCCAGTCGCATGTCAACGAGAACCAGTTCCGAATCTGGTCTCGGCAGATGACCATTTGGGCAGGCCGCTCGACCATCGTGCCGGAATTCTCGAAGTACGTTCGGCTCAAGTACACGGCTTACAATGGTCAGGGCTTCATCAACGTCCTCGAAATCCCTGACTGGGTGGCCCCCGAGGTTGTTCTCGTGCTCATCGACGGGAACCGCACCCTTCTGCGCACCATCGACGAGATCGACACCGACACGAACACCATCACGTTCACCTCGAACATCGAAGGCGAATGGATGGCCGACACGAAGGCCATGAAGGGTGTCGCCGGTCGCCTGTCCAACGAGACGAGCGCCACGCAGTACACGAACCGTCTGGCCGTCGTCGATCTCGATTTCAACGCGGACCCCGGCGTCGAGGCTTATCCTGACCCCGGCGCGGCCCCTCTGACCTTCAACGGTCGCGAGGTGTTGCTCAAGCGCCCGAACTGGAAGGATCGCCTCAACCCCTCGTATCAGTCCTACTTGCAGCAAGTGGATTATGGAACTGGCCGAATCGACAACTTCCTGCCGATCACGTTCAACGACAAAATCCACAAGGCGAACTACGTCGGCAAGACGATCGAGGAGACGGAGGAGATCGAGCGGTTCCTTTTCCGCATGCTCGGGCAGCAGGGCGAATTCTATATGCCGACCTTCACCGAGGACATGGTGCTCAAGCCCGATCAGACGATCCCGGCGACCACCTCGAACATCCGCATTGAAGGGCCTGAGTTCTCCCGCGACATGGCCCTCGACACGATCTATAAAGACCTGATCATCTTCCTCGAAGGTGGCGGCTATCTCATGCGCCGCGTCCAGTCGATCTATGAGGTGGACGACACCTATGGCAACGACTCCATCGTGCAGGTGACGACCGCGTTCCCGAGCACGATCACGCCCGATATGATCAGGCAGATTTGCTGGATGCCGCTCTGGCGTCTGGCTTCCGACTCGATGACTTTCAGCTTCGTCACGGATACGGTTTGCCAGTTCGCGATGACCATGAAGACGCTTGAATACGAGGACGCAGAATGAGCTTCGGAGCTATCGAACGGTCCCGCGCCAAGGGCCGTCCCGTCAACCTGTTCTATGTCAAGTACGGCTCCGCGCCGAACAGCTTCTATGCGTACACTGACGCCGAGAAGCCGATCACGAACAACGGCGTCACCTATCAGCCCCTCGCGATCAGCCGGGGAAAGATCGTGGTTTCCGGTACGCTCGACAAGGCGGCTATGGAAGTCCGCATGACGCTCAACGTCCCGCTGGCCGAGCACTTCCGGGTTTACCCTCCGACGCAGACGGTCAACCTCACGATCTTCCAAGGCCACCTCAGCGACACGGCCACGCAGTTCCTCGTCGCATGGACAGGCCGCGTCATCTCCTCGAAGCGAACCGACAACGAATTGATCATCACATGCGAGCCGATCAGCACGTCGATGAAGCGCGTTGGCCTTCGTCGGCACTATCAGTATTCGCCAGTTCGCGATGACCATGAAGACGCTTGAATACGAGGACGCAGAATGAGCTTCGGAGCTATCGAACGGTCCCGCGCCAAGGGCCGTCCCGTCAACCTGTTCTATGTCAAGTACGGCTCCGCGCCG